TCTTTCCCGTCATTCCGCGACGCCTTTTATGTCATTCCGCGACTTGATCGCGGAATCCATTGTTTTTGCCTTTCCTTGCGCCTTGCGCCCTGGGCCTTGCGCCTAGTTCTTAAACACCCCCACAACCCCAAACACAAAACTCGTACCGCCCACGGTATATTCCACTCGCACATACTTTCCAAAATTCGTAACTGCAAACCGATACTGCCCTGTCGCAGTAATCTGTGCACAGGTTGTATGATCGTAATATGTGGAATTGTCATCTGATGTCTGTATGACAATATCCAGTGTTGACGTCCCGGATTCCGCAGTCACATTAACCAGCAACTGCCCCTCGTTATAGGCGGAAACCAAAAAACCGGAGCTATAAGCGGCAGATCCGGCGCTGTACGTGGCGCTCGATAAAAAGGTTTTAGAGCTCACCTTCCGGTCCTCCGCTATAACTCCCGGAGCCATCACAAAACAGGGCACCAGAATCGCCAGAATGGCCCACACTGCGGCTTTGTTTTTACCCTTGGTTATCATCATTCTCCCCCTTTTTATCTGTAGTGGCGGCCCCCTGTGGCCGCCCGTATTGATCTAATTTCAAAACTTAACAAAGGACGCGGGCACCCCCGCGCCCTCTATAAATCCTGGAATAATAATTAAATAGTAATAACTGGAGGCGCGGCCACTCCTGCAGTACCCAGGATAATCCATCCTACCGTGTCATCTATATACATCAAAGTCACATTATCCCCTGCATCCTCAAAAGCTATTGTCGCAAACCCGGAGCATGTCACGGGAGTGAGAGTTCCTACACCTCCCCCATCTGTTACCAGGGCAATGGTTAATATCTGGCCGTTCTCACCATTTGCTAACGTTAGTGCCTCAGCATCTCCGCCCGTAGTTTTTGCGACATACGCATGGGTTATTGGAATAGCCAAAGAGTCCGCGATAGAAGTCGTAGTTCCTCCGGGCGAATAGGCAACTGACCCGCTGTCGTCAGGCAGTGTAATCGTATTATCCGCTGTGGGGTCGGTAATCGATATGGTCGTCTCAAAATCATTCGCCGTCGCCCCCTCAGCGATTATCGGACTGGCCCCGGATAGTACACCCAGCGACGTGACTGCGCTTGAATCAAAATAATTTTTCAGATTAAAATAATAATCCGTTGTACTCAGAGCTACTCCAACCTGCTGAACCCATGATGGTGCGCTCTGCGTAACGGCCCCGGCTGTCTCGCTCAAATAACCGGGCTGTCCCTCGGTCAGCGAGCTCCAACCAGTCAGAACCCCTTCCAGTATAACCTCAATGGATTCTCCATCCCCTCCGGTTTTGCTGCCTACAATGCCCACGCCCGGCCTCACATCGCTGTCATTTGCATCTGCCTTATACCATTCCCCGTCGGCATCTTTAATGGCAACGACCTGCCCTGTGGTCACTGTTTCGCCTGCAGTGCCGGAAACTCTCACAAACACCTGTTTAACGCTGTACGCAGCCATAGTCTGCGGGACTATCAGCACAAAAAGCATAACGGCCATTAATGCCATCAGCCCCAGCGCTTTAAATCTTTTTGTAATCATAATAAATCCTCCTTTGTTAATGTTTTAATCTGCATGGGCGGCACCGATGCCTACACCGAAAATCCGCCCTTTATTTACCCTGCGCCATTAGCCTTGCGCCCTGCGCCTTTTCTTACACCTCAGCCTTATAACCGGACCTGAAATCGATCGGGGTGCCGGCATATTCGTGGCGAATCTTATGGCGGATCTTGTCTGCTACAAAAACCTGTTCGCTCTGAGGCGTATCGGCGACAAACATTTCAGGCTCTTCCCTGCCGTTCAAATAACCCATTTCAATCATATCAACTACATCTGGCGGTAGAAGCAGACCCCAGTCATCCGCGTCAGTGAAAAGCGGATTAACATGATGAACCACTTTATTCCTGAGCGGGTTGGGCACCTTGTCTGTGAGATCGTTTGTGGAATAATAAAATTCCTCAGTCTCGATCTGTTCCATTGTCTCCATTATATCGATCGGTCCAACCAGGTTAGGTTTAACGGATCTGTCTGCCAGCAGGCCCAGGGGCTCGCCGGAGTCCTTTTCCGTAAAGCTGCCGATTGCTTTATACGCAACCAGCGCCGTAGCGTGTGAAAGAGCGCTTGATCCCAGATTCCCATGCCCGCTTGTAAACCATGCAGTTCCGTCCGTGCATGCATCGTTATTAATAAACATGTTCCACACATACTTTCCATGTGTGCGCCTTGTTGCCCTGGTTATTCCCCTCAGCAGTCTCATAACTATGGAGAGATCATCATTCACAATGGTTTTCCGGGTAATTGTGAGCAAATTACCCTTCTGGCCTATCGTGTAGGTGCTCTCCTCATCTGTCACTGCCGCGATCTCCGCGTAATCTGCGGTTTCCGGATCAACATCGGCAAGGTCGGAGAATCCACCCACGAGCACGGCCTCCTGCTGACGAAAATCCCTGACCGGTTTTTTTATGGAGATCAGCAGATTCTCCATGAAATTCATGGCCCTGTAATCCCTTACCAGCCTGCGGCCCATAGTGTTGCCAAGCACATACGAAAATGTTGAGCTGGTAATGTCCATCATTGCCCTCATGTCCGGAGCCAGGTTTTTGCGGTTGAACCTGCCTGTAACTTCCTTGTCGCCGGTAAAAAAGACATACATATCACGCAGGCCGCGAAATCCAGGCACATCGTCATAACCGGACTGAATATCCTGTACGCTGCGCATGTCCTCAAAGAAGGGCACATTGTCCAGCCGCCTCAGTCTGGCGCATTCCACCGCGTCATCCTTTGTCAGCCCGAATGTTTTATCCATTGCCATCTGAGCGCGTTCGATTGTGCCGATTCCCACATGCAGATCATCACCGCGCACAGGGTCGCCGGGCGTATTTACCGACATCTTTGCGAGGTAATCTTTTTCATCAGCAATGGCCTTATCTAAATCCTCCTGGGTAAAGACTCTGTTGTTAAACAGAGAGCGCATTCTTTTTTTTGCGTGCTCAGGCAGGTCGCTCCCGTCCAGGGTCTTATCCAGAGCCATGCCGCACCGGAAAAGGTCCAGATCATTCTTGGTTAAAGTGTTGTTCTCATTGCCGCCGTCCGGTTTTTTGTCTTCCGGTTTTGCGGGGGCATCCATTGCCATACGCGCCAGGCTTATCAGCTCCTCATCGGTAACAGAGGCAATCTCTTTACCTGTGAGGAGGTCCGGGCGCTTTTCCTGAATTAAATTGAAAAGCTGTTCTTTGTTCATATCCGTATCCTCCTGTGTTTGGGCTGCTATCGCCCGGTTAAATTTTCCGCCCGCTGCCGGGCGCGTGACTATATCCACCGAATCAGCGGCCAGATATTTAATGGCCCTGATCACGGATTTTCCTTCAACCACATCCTTTTTTGCCCTTGTGGGGCAGTCGTAACTCAGGCCGTATGGTGCACTTGCTCCAGACGACACAGCTTTGAGCATGTTTTTCCCAAGCCATTTGGCATTGTCCAGAAAGTGCAGAACGCCTTTAAGTCCTTCACCTGCCACATACCGAACCGTATCTATCCAGCCGGCCTTGTTTTTTACCAGCAGACTTTTTAAGGGGAAGAGATCATCGGATACATGAGTCGCAACGTTTTTGTCAGGCAGTTCATACAGGTTCACATCCACACCCTCAAATAATCCCGCCGCCTCACGCACCACATCCTCCGGCAGATACCAGCCGTTTTTAGTAAAACCCGGCTCACAGATTGTAACGTCCCATGCAGCCCCTTCAGCGTCCTGTGCCTGGTCAAGCCTGAGCAACGTTTCAAATTCTTCATCGGTCTCCGCCTGTGCGCTTCTTGTTTCAACCCATACACGTTCAACCTCAGAGGACTCATTTCCAAACTGGACAGCGCCGTCCAGAATGGAATACGCCAAACGATAATATTTACCGTCCTTTTCAAAAACAACATACGATCCGTAGACCTCATTCAGCCATGTCTCAGAGTCGTATTTTGCCTGCAATGCATCATGAATCAACCGCCTGATATCATCCAGGCTCACATCCTCTTTTGACCTCTTAATTTTATCCGGCATTCCGTTCCTCCAGTTATGTCATTCTGCGACAAATCTTTTATCATTCCCTTCTCTTCCGTCATTCCCGCGCAGGCGGAAATACATTTTCATTATTTCTTTTTCCCGCCCGTAATCGGTTTCATTTTTTTCCGAATAACTCCGTCAACCCGGATCGGGTCCAGGGGTTTAACCTCCATGCCCTCGGCGTATCTCACCTTTGCCCCGCCAACAGTTACAATCACGGCCTCGCCGGTAGCATTGTCTATCCGTGTCTTGAGCACATGCTTTTTATCAATCCCGTATGACTTAAGCCCCGCTTCAATCAAATCATTGTTCTTTTTTTCTTCTGTGTTCTTTTTTTCATCAGCCATCTTAAAGCCTCCTTGTTTTTTATTGTTTACGTTGGGGCAGACCCTGTGTCTGCCCATGTGTTTTTATCCTGAGCCCTTCGCCTTAACTTATTTCATCCCACCTGGGATGATAAGGTAAGCTAGTGCAACCACAGTTGATTGTGTTCTGCGGACTACCTGCAGGATCTCTCGGGTGCATCAGTGCCTCGCCCCCTACCATAAACGGCTGATCAACCGGTATCGGCCCAGGGTCTCCTCCGGGAGCATACCTGCTTGCCGCCGAAAGGTGGTCCAGTCTGGGTGTTTTTGCCACATGCCCATAGTGCCAAATCTTCATCAATCCTGGGACGACCTTTGCCGCCGCAATCTTTCTTTCGCTGCTTGCCTTCTCAAGGGCGCGCCCGGCCTCGTTTTTAACTATGGTTTCAGCACGTTTTAAAACGCTGTTAAACACCCCTTTATCTTTTAAATTTCTGCCCACGGCCTTCATAACTTCATACGGCGATTTCCCGCCCATAAGCCCCATTGATATCTCACTGTTAATCTTTTCAATCGCACTGCGCGTCAAACCCTGTACTTTATCCAGCCCGAATTCCCTGTAAGCAGTAAGCGCCGAAACATCTATTTCCGGCATTGCAACCATAATGTTTATGCTTCGGAGAGGAACATCAACCAGGTCAATCCCAAAATTCCAGGACGCCTGCTGCAGGTCGCCCAACTCAACGCCAAACTGCCTCCCAAACTCCGCCAGAGCCCTTTCCGTCGCTGCCTTAAACTGCGGCAAATGATAAAGCTGCCATTCCGTGGACGCCACAGCAGCCGCTACTGTTTTACGCGCATTTGCCAGGTCCTTAATCACCTTTTTGGCAGTAACATTCCCGGCCTTTCCAGCGGCCTTCAAAATCTCATCAATTTTTTTTTCAACAGCCTTTTGTTTATCCATTCGATATTTCCCGTAGGGGCGGGCCTTGTGTCCGCCCGTTAATCCATGTAATCTTCTGTGCCTTCCTCATCACCCTGCGCCTTGCGCCCTGAGCCCTTAGCCTTTTTCAATTCCTCCTTCACATCAATCTCCATACCCATTTGCCCTGCAACCATCGCAAAAAGCCCAGCCGCAGTCTCATGTGTAATCCAGCCATTATCTTCTGCCAGAATCAATGCCGTTGACATCTGCGGCACAGCGTTAACCAGTTTTGTAAAATCTTTTTTGGATATCTCCGGGAACGCAACACCAAACCCAGCCTGTGCCTTTTTATCGCTTATTCGGCCATGTATAACGGCCTGATCAAGCTGAAATTGGCAGAGCTGCTTTGCAATGTGTTTGCACAGCCTCTGTCTCTCATCCAGGTCTTTAATAGGCACCTGGCCGAACTGATCCGCCTCTGTCTGATAAGCCTTGCCTCCCCCGCCGAACCAGCTTCCCGGCCTGCGGGCAGCGCCCATTATAAAACTTTTAGCCATGTCAAAACCTGTGTTTGCGTCCATCCCTTTTAGGTCCGGGGTAACAGCGTCCCATGTCGCGTTTTCGTTGTGGGCGCGAATGCTCCCAGGTTCCGGGGCAGGATTATTCCTAATCCATTCCCTTATCTGGTCCTCGTTATATCCATTGAGCGTCACATCCCACACGAAATTGAGCATAAATTCCGCTCTCTCCAAATAATTGAAACCATATCTCTCGAGAGCGTCGATCCAGTCGAACAGCGTCAAAAAATCACTGCGGCCCCTGGGTGAATTGGGCGGATGGTTTATCGAGAAAAAAAAGCAGTCGCCCACAAGTTTTCCATATGTCCGGGAATATCCGCTCTTATCCTGTCTTATAACCGCCATCTGCCTGCCGGACCGTCCGCCCAAACCCAACAGATCCACGCGCACGGCCTGCCGCACGTTCATACTGTTTACAAAAACCTCTTTGATCAAAACCGGATCTGAGTATCCCAGGGTTACATGCCCGTTATTTTTGTCGACATTTGCAATCGGCCAGCATTGCTCGCCTAAAAGGCTCAGCCACATCATAAGATCGGGGAATTCCAGATGCAGATTATTGTCCGGGTCTTCCCAGAACCGCGTTAAAATCTCAGCAATGTCATCATCTGTCGAGGTTATGGAAATCGGCTCCGCGAACAAAAACGCCTTATCCATCGCGGCCATGCCCTTAACCATAGCGCTTGAGTCAAACATGTAATAAGCAATCTCAAACATCCGGTCCTGGCCTATGTGTGAGAGATCCCTAAGCTGCTGACTGCCGCTTCCCGAAATGCGCCTGTATCCCTCATTATTCGGGTCATAGTTTGCGGTGATAGGCAAAGACATTTTTGCCAAACGAATCTCATCTTTAACCACTTCACGAACTGCATCCGCCGAATACATATCCGGAGAGAGCATCTTTGCAATCTGCCGTCTAAGCGACATGACTTTCCTCCTCTGACCTCTGACCACTGACCCCTGACCCCTGTTTTCTGAATCTCCCAAACACCCCGCCCATACCTGCAAACATCCCCGGCCTCTTACCGGTAACACTCTCCCGTTTTTCCGGCTCCGAACCCGCACAAGCCCCCATAACATTACTCCCCGCCGCATGAGTAGCCAAAGCGTCGGCCCAAAACTCATCGGCATGGCCTGTGTCGTCTCTATCCGCGTCAAACCTGGGGTTTCCGGCTGCTGTCATAATCTTTTTAACCACGTGATGGCTGTTGCGAATATCCTGTTCAACGGGTATCCGTTTTTTCCTGTCCTGAAATTTTTGTTTTATAACCGTAGCCAAATCCAGTTTAACCGGGCCGCTGAAGATAACCCCTTCAACCCGATACTGGCCGTACCTTCTTTTTGCATCCTCAACCGGTTTTTCTCCCATGCCCGTCTGATCCATGCACAGCCGCTGCACATCATACGTGTCAAAAACCCTCTCCAGTTCCGCGTCCTGTTCCGCAAATGTCTTTCGTCTCATTCTCACAATCTCGCGGTTCCAGAGTACGTCACCAATCAACTCATCAACCCATATAACAGAAAGATCTCTGCGTATGCCTATATCCATGCCCACATAGCATTTGCCGCCCGTATACAGCTCAGGTTTGCCCGCTTTTTCATCCTCGCATGAGCAAATCAAATCATAATCCATCCATGCGCTGGCCTCATCCAGCCATTGCAGCTCATATTCCTGCGCCCATGCATC